CGGTACATAAGTGAAGCTTCCGGATATCGGCAGCGCCACGTTGTTCTGCAGGTACATTGCGCTCAGCGACGATCCCGCGTAAACATTGAATCCGGTAACGTTGGCTGGCGCCGCCCCCGGCGCGCTCACCGTCATCAGATGGTCGTCGGCAATGGCGATCGAAGATGCCACCGACGCCGCGCCTTCCTTGCCGGCCGCATTCAACCAGGCAATGCTCGCGTAGAAAACGCCGCCCTGCTGCGGCCCCGCCACGCTGCCCAGTAATGGCGCCGGAGCCACGTGAACGGGGTCGTTCACGAGTCCCATCCCGCTGGCGAGGTATTTCTCGTACGTCGTTCGCGTCAGCTTCGCATATTCGTCCCACTTGGCCTGATAACGATCGGCCATTTGCGAAAAATACGCGTCGCGATAAAACAGCGAGAGAGACTGCATCGTCTCCCAGCGCTTCAACGTCAGCGTCACGACCACCTGCTCGATCCGCAGCACCGGCCGCCACACCAGATCCATCGACGGCCGCGGACGGTCCAGCCACAGTTGCAGATCCGTCGCAATCTCATCGTGCGCCAGCGCGATCTTCGTCGAAACGTTGATCCCGCAAGTCTGCGCCACATCCAGCAACCCGGAATCCTGGTTCGTAAGATCGTCTATTCCCGCGGCGGGTCCATCCACGAACAGTGCCATGGTCAGTTCCGCTCTCTCGGCTTCTTGAAGTCGCTCGCGGGAATCACCATCACCTGGAGCCGTCGTGCGGCCTCCTCCTGGTCGATTCGCTCCTTGGACTCGCGGTGCATCTCATAAAACTCCACCGCTTCTTCGTCCGTCGCCACGCGCGCTCTTCCTTCGGCAATCAGTCTGGCCGCGATGCCGCGCGTAACTTCGGTTCGCACGCCCGCCTTGCCACCTTCGGAAGTCTTCAGGCTGACCACGACAATGTGCTCGCCGGTCAGTGTTTCCTCGGTTTCCCGAATTCTCGTGTAATAAGACCGTAAATCCATGATTTCCTCTTTTTATCCGTGTAACGATGGGGAGGCGCGCGGCCGGAACCGCGCGCCTCCGGCGTTTGCGACTAGCTGTTCACCTGAACCGCGAAGTTGTTGCGCAGAACGGCGCAGCCGTAGAGCACGTCAACCGTGAACTGCTGCGAGAGCGTGTTCGGCTGATAGCTCATCGTGACGCGCATACCGAAGTTGCCCAGTTCGGCGTATTCGGCAATGGCGCCCGTGCCCGGCAGGGGCTGCGGCAGACGGCGAATCACCAGACCCAAAGCGTCCTTGCAGAACGCGATGTTGTGGGTATTCACCGGGGCCGAACCCGTCTTCTGCACATACTGCGAACGGAATACGAAGAAGTCTTTGATCTTCCCGATCGTCCCGTCCACCAGCGCGCGCAGACCCGCTTCCCCGCAGTTGTGAAACTCGCTGAACCGGGGAATCTGACGCATCGCTGAGTACGTGTTGCTGTCGACCACCAGATACTTCGGCTCGCTCGCGGGCACTCTGGCCTGGAACAACGAAGTCTCCGCCTGATCGAGAATGGCTTCGGTGATCGGCGTTCCCGCCGTACCGAGCGGTGTATTCGCCGTAAAGCCCGCATACAGGTTCATAAGATCGCTCTCGATCTTTTCGGCGATCGCGATGACCGCCGGCTGCATGTAGACCTTCAGCAGGTCCGGCACCGCCAGAACCTTGGTCACGTCCGGAATCTGGAAGGTCGCTTCAGCGTGCGTATTGAGCACTATCTGCGCATTTCCCAGGCTCGGATTCTGCGGCGTTACCGCGCCGCCCTCGGCGATGTTATTGGCCACAAGCTGCGGCGCGATCGGAATGTTTACCGTGTCGCCGGCCTGTGCCAGAGTCGGTTCGTAATCGCGGTTCACGAGGTTCCCCAGTACGAGGTTCCCCACAAGTGCCGGCAGCGCGTCCGCGGCTACCAGTTTCACGATCGCGTTCGCGACATTTGCTGACGTAATAGATGGCATTGTTATCCTTCTTCTCTCTTTCTTCGATTGCAAATAAAAAAGGGCCGTTTCCGGCCCCTTCCGTTGCTGCATCCCTACACCCGGCATCACCCTGTCGGGCAACCGCCGGCTTTCAAGAACTGATCCCGAGTCTGTTTAAAGAACAGCCCCGGGTACTAGACTCCGCGTAGAGTCTGGTTGGCGACCCGCAGTATCTCCTGCCGGACCCGCTCCAGATCTTCCTTGCTCATCGACGGGCTGATCTTGTCGATATCGATGGCGCCGTTGCTTGTCGTCGGCGCGGCTTTCTGGTAACCCGTCATCCCCGTTCCCCCCGAGATCCTCGCGGGCAGGAACTCCGGATTCTCCTGGACGAAGCCGGCCAGATAGTCGCCGACAGGCATATCGCCGTTGTCTCCGCGAGCTATCAGCCGGCCATCGTCCGTTCTCACGATGCCGTCCTGAACCGCTTTGTAGGCCAGATCCACTTTGACCACGCCCAGCTTCTGCAGCTCCGTCCGTATCGTCGAATTCCTCTGCGCTTCTTCCGCCATCGCGCGGCTGCGCTTGTTTTCTTCCACCAGTTCGTTCATGCGTTTCTCCAGCTGCTCACGCCGGCGCTTCTCTTCCTGCAGTTCCGTCTTATACGCAGGTTCGCGCCGGGCGCTGTCTTTCCGCATGTATTCGTCGATCGCCTGTTGTACGATCGTTTGTACGTCTATTGATTCTTCCAAACTGATCCTCCTTAATTGGTTCGCACTACTCAGCCACCGATCGGCGGCTGCTGGTTCCCGGCGGGAGTGCCTACAGGTTCCGCATCGATTTCGTCGGCGATGCGGTTCTTGATCTCCTGCCGGGCGTCGCTCAGGTACTTCAGCGCAACGCGCTTGAAGACCTGCTTTTTCAGCGTCGGTGAGTTGATTCCCAGGTTCAGGAGACTCTTGGCGTCGTTCGCTTCGGTACCGAAGTCCGTTATGTCGAATTCATCAAGTCCCGTCACGTCGATCGTCAACCCATCCTGCCGAGCTTCCGCGATTCGATTCATCACATTGCGCATCGAATCCTTCATAACGTTGCCGTAGGCCCCGAGAATCTCCTGCGTCACGCTGAAATCCCATTGTTTGCTGAGACCCGATTGCTGCTGTCCGGTGTTGTTCCCGGCCTGCTGCATCAGGTAGGACACTCTGTATATCTCGTCTTTCAGACGGTCCAGATTGTCCGCCGCGATCTGAAACACTCTGCCTTCAGGCTCGGTCCATCCGAATCTGTCCTGCGGCCCGAGCTGCACGTAATAGCTCTCTCCCGTCACCTGCGTGAATTCGCGGTCCGAATAAATCACCGGCGTCGCGAATAAGCCCATTGTCAGAGCCCATCCAAGCGCGTTCGACTTATTGAAGTGTTCCAGCTGTAACAACGCGGTCTTGTTGGTCAGCCATAACCCATCGCTGACCTTCACCTGAAAAACAGGCACCTTTCCGATACCTGCGAATCCATGCGGGCCTTCCTCGACGAGTTCGGTCTGACGAGGATTATCGCCTTCCCGCTGCTCATAGATCTGATATTTCGCCCGGTCGTAGTAAATCCAGCGCGTCTCCTTCTTCCAGCCGAAGGACTGGACGCTGTCCTGCTTGAGGCAGGATGTCCGAATAACCACCCAATCGAATTCGCCGTTGTCGTTGAGGCTCCAGTTGATAACCTCGTCGGCCCGGTAGCTCACCAGATACGCACTGCTGCGTCCGGAAGCGTCTTCTTCGGCCCGCGTCAGCGCTGGCCCCGAAATCTTCGGGAAGTCGGCAACCACAAACGCCTTGCCGCATACGAGCGTCTCAGTAAGCACCTGCCGGTAGAACTGTGTCAGGTTTGTGCCCTGCAAATCGCAGTTGCTAATAAACCGGGTAAAGAAAGCTCTGCCGGTCTCATTCGGGCCGCCTATGTCGATAAGCGGTTGCTCGCGGACAAGGGTCGCCATATACCAATCGACGATCGACCCGATATAGTTCTCGTAGAAAACGCGTGCCAGACGTTCGCGATAAACGTCGGCCGGCTCTTTCTGCCGCGGAATCAGATACTCCGCCGCGCATAGCCGGAATCGCTCGCCGCCCGCGTAAAGATCCTGATATCGCTTCCACATTCGCGCGTTCAACGCGTAATCGGGATGTTCCTGCTCTATAGGTGAATTCATAAGTGTCCTCAAAACAACCGCACTCCTTTTTCTCCAACCGTTCCCCGGCTCTCCTGCCAGATCAAATACCCCAGCGCGTCCGACAAATGCGTGCGCCGCCTGTCCTTGTCCTTGTCGATCTGCGTCGAATCTTCCAAGTAGGAGACCTGCTCAAGATCCGCGATCAACTCCTTACACTTCGGATCCACAAACAACCGGATCTCTCCCGCCGCATTTCTCAGCTTCGCGTTCACTGCGCATACGCGCTCACGCACCGCCGGATTCGCGCTCGGTATCCGGTACAACACCTTAGCCGACCGCGACCGGAAATACTCGCGAATAATTCCGTAATCCGAATATCCCGACGTTTTCATCGCGGCACCCGACGCATCGCCGTACACCACCAGCCCCGCGGCCGGTAATCCAAAGCGCTTCTGAAACTCCTCGCAAGCCTGCTGGGTCGATGCGCGCCGCACATCGGGTCCACATTGAAATCCACCGCCCAGTAAATCGGGCTATAGGTATCCACATCCACCCGCCTTACATTCGCGCTTCTCAGGAACGGCTGATACACAAGGCCGCCCTTCGCGTTCAGGTAATCGCCCATTACTTCCTGGCGAAAAAAATTCTCGTCATAACTGCCTTTCAACCGCTCATAAAAGTCTGGCACCTGCTCCAGCAAAAACCGATTCTCGAAAGGAGCGGCCAGCACCGTCTCAAACCCCTCCACCGGATACTGGATAAACTTCCGGTACACCCAGTCGAATCCCTTCGGCGTCCAGACCGCGAACCCGCACAACCTCGACGCCTTCGGGTCTCTCAGCCGTCCTTCCAGCCGAGACCACGCGCCCTCCTGCGTATACGTCAGCTCATCCACGCCAAACCATGCCAGATTTGTCCCGCGCAGCCGCTCGTACTCGTCTACCGCCCGCAACAGGATCTTCGACCCCGTATCCGTCATCACGATGGTGTTCTCGGCCTTAAACAACTCGAAAGGCAAATCGTTTTCGTACAAACACTCCGTCAGCGACGCCAATGTCGAGTCCTTCAACATCGGATACGTCGGCGCTCCAATCAACCCTGTACGTCCAGGATTCCGGTAACTCAGCCGGATCGCTTCCTGACACAGTGCCTGACTTTTACCCGAACCGATCGGTCCTGAAAAGCCCTTAAACCTCGCCGCCGAC